AACATCCTGGGCACTGTTCACCATTCCAAACACCGCAAACATTCCCAAGAAGAGACATTCGCATTACGCTCGCCGAGAGCGGCCGCTCCCAGACCTAGTCGAGGCTACTCGTGACTACGGTGACCATGTTTATGACAATAGCGGCCGCTTAAGGCTCGTACCAGTGCGTGATTTCTCTCCACAGGTGCCTTTCCGCTTGGACGAGGGTCCCAGACTCGACGTCCCTGTACTGGCTCCTGTGGATCAACTTGGCCCGGTCCTCTCTCAACAGGTACCGGTCGTCACTGGCAACGACTTTGAGTCGTTAATGGCTGCTTTTAATAAGCGGTGCAATTATTTCAGTGACGAGAGAGTTTGCCCCAGTATTGTGAAGGAGGCCCGTAGGTTGGCCTCCCTCGTCTTCCCGAAGATGGAGCCGTACGACTGGACTGAAGACATCTATACTAGATGGGTCAGTAAGTTCAGCAGTGAGAAGCAATCTCGTATGGCTAGCGCCTTATCCCGTCTTCACGATGTGGACTTCCGCACCCTCAACACCAAGTCACTCATGGTGAAGGGTGAAGTACTCTTAAAACGGAACGACCCATCCTGGGCTCCGCGCATCATATATGTCGGTTCGGATGAATACAACGTCCTGACTGGTCCGCTTATGGATGAATTTAATAAGCGGCTTTACTGCGCGTTAGACGAGTTCTCGGACGACTTCGTTGAGAAGGTCATTTTCGCCTACACCAAATCCGACGTTGAAATAGCCAACGCGCTCGGAGGTGGTGAGCGGTACGTTGAAGGCGATTTTTCTTCAAATGACAAGAGTCAGAAGTCGGATGTTCACGAGATTTTTGCACACTGGTTGAAGTGTTCTGGAGCCCCGTCATGGTTCACGAAGTTTTACATTCATAATTCCAAACGGTTTAAGGTCGTTTCATACGAGTATGGTGTCTCTGCCGAAATTGAGAATCAATTGGCCACCGGAGGCACTGACACCACCGGACGCAACACGGTATGGAACCTTTGCCAGTGGTGGAGTTATGTGAAGAAAAAGAAGTATCGTAAAACCCGTGTAGCCGTACTTGGCGACGACTTGGCAGGAAGCGTACCCGGAAAGTTTGACTTAGAGTCCTGGGAAAGTCACTGTGCTGCGGCCGGTATGAAATTGAAAGCAAAGCATCGCAATTTCTACTGTGATTTGACTTTCCTTAGTCGCTTTTTCGTACCTTTGGGCACTGAGAATTGCATGGTACCCCTGATCGGCAAGGCGTTGATGCGTTTTAACGCACGCGCTAATAGAAACACTGCTGTCAGTGATGAGGTATACATGTGCGGCAAAGCCCTTTCTTACGCTTATGAGTTCCGCCACGTCGCCTATATGCGTGATGCCTTCTTACAGCGCGCGCGTCAGACAGGCGTTTCGTTCGATGATGTTGATGTTAGCGAGCTTACGTGGTTCGCCAAGCAAAACGTTTCTGGGATTGATGACGTTTTGGCTAAGATCACCAACGAGTCGTTAGTCTTGTCTGATGACCAGTTTCTCGAAGTCATCATGGCCAAGTATGACATTGGGCTCTATGACATGGATGAACTGCGTGATCGTCTCATACTCGATACTGCTGTTGTGACGTTCGAGGATCAGCGTTATTACGCTTTTGAGCACGAGGTAGCGTAGTTGGATTCTCTCGGTAAATCTTATGGATTCCCCTACCTGTGGCTTGGTCCCCCTTAAGGACCCGGCGTGGGAGATGCTGGCGCCCACCACTCGCTGG